TGGATCTAGTCCTAGCTCATTACTGGCTAAGAATGTTAAGAATGATACAAGCACACCCCTAAAGTATGATTTAAGTATTGCTTTCTGCTTATTGCTTATTTTCATATGTTACCCCCTAGTAGTGGTATATCAAACGGCTTGCTATCTTTATCGCCTAACTTTGTAAAGCTAATATGTATGTGCTTTGTGTGCTTGTTAAAACCCTTGTACTTACGCCACTTAAAATTAAGTATCTTGCTAGCGATCATGCCATTATGGATTACGTAAGATATGCGCTTATCGGTTTTCGCACAGATTCTGATCTGGTCAGCCAAATATATTGAGATCCCCTCGGATGAATCCAAGCGAGAATCAACATCAATGGCTCGTACACACCCATCTGCATCTGGATTATGATCCGATTTTGTGGCGGAATGACGAGCATCGCCCAACCACCCATCAGAGGTAGAGCGACGATCTGGGTACCAGGTATCAATCTGATCTCTTAACTGTGTACCAGCTGCACAAAGCCAAGGCTTCATTTAGTGGCTATAAACCTAAAGCCCGAAGGTCATCAGTAGTTAAACCAAGTGCAGCTAACTTACCTTCGGCTGCTGCTTTGGCTTGCGCCTTTGCTTCGGCTTCGGCTTTCTGAGCAGTATTTGCTGCTTGGTCTATTTCATATTGCGCAAATTCTACATCGTTCATTTCTCTATCAGTAAATTCGCCATCGCCTGTGTATATTCTAACTGTTGGTTTTTTCATTAGTTCACTCCATAAATTAAGGCAGTTCCAGATGTTATATTTCCGCTACCAAATCTAATTGTTATAGTGGTTATTGCACCAGTTTGGTTATATGCGCCCATCCAACCATTGAGATAATTGAAATTTGTAGTAGTAGTTGCATTATTGACTATTGAATAAACTTGACAAATTTTCCAAGTTGTAGTGTTTGCGTAACTTGGAATATAAACTACATCTAAAGTTTCGTTGGTGCTATTATCTCTACTTGCACCAATTGTATTTTGTGTTTGATTGAAAGTAGCATTTGTTCCAGATAATGCAGCAATTTCAGCATATCTATTTGCACCAGAATCTCCATTAAATCTCATTTTCAAATCTTCATTGTCACCTGCTGGTTTGGCATTTTGAATAACTATATACAAATCTTTATATGTTCCTGCAATACTAGAACTGGTAACGCTGGCTCCTGATAAGGTTAGAGTTTCAATTAAAGTCATTCCACCACCACCAGCAGGGGTGGCCCAACTTGGAATACCACCTGCGACTGTTAGAACTTGTCCAGTGCTACCAATTCCAAGTCTTGCTGGTGTTGATCCACTAGAAGAATAAATTGTATCGCCTGTAGTTGTCATTGGATTAGTCATGCCAGTTGTATCTACGTTAGCCCAAGCACTGCCAGTGTAATATGTAGTTACGTTTGTATCTTTAAGATAAGCAAACTGTCCTTCTTGTGGTGATGTAATTGCTGCATCTCTAGCTGCTGCACTTGCAAAGACTAGAATGCCCTGCATTAGATAGCCGTTAGTATCGGCTGCAGTCAGCACCTCACCAGTTGTAAACGTCTTAAAACCTAATCCTGCTGCCATTTGTACTCCCTAGTAACTTAGGACATTATAGTCTAAAGTGCCATAAATCGTATCATTTAGGATAAATGCGTCTATGACTGGCTCTAATGTCGTGAACGTGGTTTTCCAACTATTTGGTGATATGTTCATACGCACACCAAAAATTTGTAATGTTTTCTCTAATGTAGATCCGCCAGGCTGGGTAGTAATTACCTTGATCGGATCAAAAAAGTCTAGGTCTAGGGCTGCAATAATGCCGCTATTGTAATTGTTTGTGTATAGGTCAAGCACTATGGAATCTACTCGGATGCTGGTCTCAGCTCTACTAGCCACATAAGCCTGTGCGTAATCTAAGGCTACGGCATCGGTCTGCATAAGTAGGTTGTCTAAGAAGTAGCTGTGTAAAAAATACTTGTCTATGCTGTCTTGGTTTGATGCGACCTGTGCTGTGCCACCTGCTCTAGTAATAGTAGCTTTGTTAAATATAAGTACATCGTTAAGAATCCAACTAGCATCAAAGTAATCTATACCTGTGCCGTTATCTGCAAAGACTGTCGGTGTGCCGCCAATAGATCCTGCAGTTACGTCTCTATCTTGGAATACGAACGACCCACTAGCATCTACGTATAATGCGCCATACTCTGAGGTGGCTACAGTAGTTAAGGCTTGCAGTGCTGTGCGGTTAGTGCCAGGATCTGCCTGCATAGTGGTCAGACCTGCATCTACATCGCGCATAGTCGCTGGCCAGTCAATTTCATCTAGAATCTCGTTAATACGTGTGCCTGCTAAGTCGCCTGCAGTTGCACCTGTAACTGTGCTTATCTGTGCTACCTGCGCTAATCTAAATGCATCTACAGCTTGTATAGTCGTAATGGCTACATCTTCACCAGATTCATCTGGGTAAGTCGTAACATAACTGGTAATAAATCCCTGAAACACAGGATAATTAACACCACTATATGTAGCACTTATCTGCACCTTTTTCATAGGAGTTAATAAATTGTAATATGGCCCAGTTACATTCTGCGGATTAAAATCGCCATTTTGATCTACTATGCGTAAGGTAAGTGCGCCTGTCTGAAATTGATCTGATAATGCAGTACGGCCTCGGTTAGTCTCTATGCGATTTACCTTATTAGATACATCTACAATTACAGCTGTGGCATCACCTAATACGTTTGTGTCTAATATGCCTGATCCCAAAATAAGAGTCTGCGCAAAATTCGGCCCAGTCGAGAAATTTATTAAAGCGGTTATTACGGGTAAGGTCATACTAAGAATCCAGCAGGTACTGTTGAGTAACCTGATCTAGTCGCCACCTGTATGCTTTCTGCTATAGCCTGACTCAACCTGTCGCCACCTGCATCTACAGTAACTTTAATATCCATCGGGCTCTGTGATGATGATCTTTGTACGCTACCTGTACTAAAGCCGCTTAAAAAATCGTTAATGCGTGAGTTTAATTCTTTAGTGTCTAGTATTGCCGCCTGTATTACTGGCTCGCTATATGTAGGACCTGATGGACCTGATGGACCTGATGGACCTGATGGTGCTGTTGGACTTGTAAAATTAAACTTAGCAAGCATGGCTATAATTCTGGCATTAATTTCCCTAATTACAGATATGCCTAAATCTTCTATGTAGGTATCTATCTTATTAGATAAGGTTCTAACTTTCATTATTCCAAAATCCTCTAAGCTCATACCTGCAAGTTTGGCCTGATCGGCTAACTTTTTTAATGCCTCGGCTGCTTCTAACTCAGCTAGTAACTTCTTAGCCATAGCCTCGTTATTGTCTAGGATTGCTAACTGTGCTTTTAGGCGTAATTTAGTTTCTTCATCGGTTGCGCTGTTTAAGGCTGCGTTTAAGCCTATGCGTTCTAGGTCAAACTTCTTTTTCAATTCTTCTACGTTTTTATTCTCAATAGCGTTTTTCTTTGATAATAAATCGTATTCAACTTTTTTAGCTCCTGCTAACTTAGCCTCTATGCGAGCATTTAATATTCTAATTCTGGCTAATGCTGAGTTTTCTTTTTCGCTTATAGGTCGTTTACTAGTCGCTAAGCCACCTATAGCATCTACACCTATAACACCAAAAGCACCTAATACAGCAGCTGGTTTTTTACTTAAAATTGCTAACGCTAATAAACCTGCTTTAAATGAAGGATTTTGTACAAGGTCAGTAAACTTTCTAATTAACTTTGCCATCTCAACAGTAGCAAAGGCTATGTTATCGCCTAGATTTTCAAAATCTGTAGAAAGCCCAGATATTGATTGATCCTTACTTAATATAACTAATGCATCTACTAAGCCTGTACCAATAGATTTAGTTGCTTCGTCTGCGCCTTTTTTCAGCACATCCATCTTGCCAGCGTATGTATCTAATCTAGCTGCTGCCTGACCACTAAACTTTTTCTCTAGTTCAGCCATGATTTTATTCATGTCGCCAGTCGCTAATATGTTTTTATCTATGCCAGTGTTAAGTCCGTTAATTGCTTTAGTTTGCCCTCTTACACCTGCGGCTATTGCACCTACTACTGTTGCTAAGTTTTCACCTGTACCTGCACTTATATCTAATGCAGCCTCTAGTGAACGCTGTGCAAGATCTACAGAGCCAGTAACGTTTAATAATGTCTTAAATGGTCCGCGTAAGTCTGTAAGTATTGCATAAGTTTTTTCTAAACCTTTTATATAGGTTTCTACTTCAGTTACTCTAAATGCGTTGCCTGTGTTTTCTAATTGCAAGGCTAACGATTTGGCTGCTGCTTCATCTTCTGCAAAGGCTTTAACTGCCTTCTTACTAAATGCTACTAGTGCTGTTGCGCTAAATGCAACGCCAAATACCCTAGCAAATTGTTTAATTTGTTTTGAGAATACATCTACATCCTGCTTGGCTTTCTTTAACGCTTTACCATTCCAGGTAGCGAGGGCCGAGACGACTACATTTGCCACTATGCCACCGCCTTTAATTCTGTAGAATCATTAAAGTAATCAGCTGTATGTGTGATTGCTTTTAGGATTGCATCGTAAACTTTAGGACTATCCTTAGCCCAGGCTTTGTAGATTAAACGACCCTTACCTTTACGACCAGGACTACGCACGCCTTTAATTTTAGGCTGTTGTGTAAGTGCCCCCATTGACGTTACAAACTGATAACCTGCGAATGGATTGTTTGAATTGTAAGAACGTGTGGACCTAGATTTTCTTCTAGCCGTTCTTGTTTGTTCATAGGCAACTACTCCGCCACCTTCATGAATAGAAGTAAATGGCGCACGCCCTTCTGGATTTACTCTGCCTGCGGTCTCATAAATACGACCAGCTGCGCTAATATTGTAAACATAATTTTCTACTTGAAAGCCGTTTTTGAATAGTCTGTTTTTTCCTTCTTTGTAACCAATACCGCCACGCACGTTATCCGCGCTGTATTTAGGAAATGGTCGGTAAGTTATGTCTGAAGATATAGGCTTACTCCAGCCCGATAATACTTCAGTGTTGCTAGGTACATAACCTTTAGCTGTAGCTTCAACCTGTCGCATTAAAGGTGAGATGGCAGTTTTAATACGTGTGTACATATCTTCGTCTATGAAACTTAAACCCTTTTGGACATCATCTACGCCTATTACGTTGGCTGGCATTTTTGATCTCCTTTGCTCTATCGCTAAAAACTTGCACTATTGCTTTTAGCATCTCTGAGTCCATGTTAATAAACTCACTAGGCGCGATTCCAGTCTCTACACTTAAAGCAGCCACTGTATAGAGAATGGAGTCACGCGGTACTATTTTTTTTCTTCGTCTAATACCTCGACAGTTTCTAAGCTGTCAATAAACTCAATACCAAATATAGGTACAGTTACGTTAGCCCTACGTAAGCACTCATGCGCCAAGTAATAGATCTCGGTCTGCCGTTCGTGGTCACGTAGGACTTTACTAATTCCTGCGCCATACTTTAACTCGAAAGCGTACTCGACACCTGGCGTAATCTTGTGTTCAGATACTTCGCCATTAGCCCTTGTTATCTTTAGCTTTGCCATTATTACTCCTTAAGCTGTTACGTCAACTACTATAGGGCTTTGGCAGGTAAATGTAATTGACTGTGTGCTTATGTCGCCCACTGCGCCATTTACATCTTGAGTATTGTTGACCAAAATCGTAGTTTGAAATTCTGGGTTGGTTGCGCTGATTACTGCGTTTGTCTGCTTAATTGTTAGTGGCACTGTAGTACCCCATGCAGCCTGCAGCGTTGCGTTTACGTTAGCTGCCGCTGTGTCATTTAAGAAGTCAATAGTAATGGTGCTTGCTTCCAAACCTTTTGCGAATTTGTGTGCAGTGTCCCCCATGGCCGTGACCTCTAGCTCATCAAAACTGCGGTTTATTGTTACAGCTGTTACGTGATTGCTTAGATCCACGCTATTCAGCGTGACAACAACGCCATTACTTAGATAGATTGCCATTATTCGTTGTCCTCATCTTTCTTAGCCGCTGGTCGTTTAACCGCTGCTGGTTGGTCGGTAATCTGGCCTATTTTGACCAGAAAGTTATGCTCTTCTTCTGTTAGTCCTTTATAGCTCATGTTAACTCCAACTCGTTAGGATTGATACTGTTATCTCAGATACTAGCAAGTCGCCACTAGCTGCGTTGACTATAGCAGGTGCTGAAATAGTAGATATGTTTAGTGTAAGGCTTGATGCGGCTAGTTTAGTTACTACTGCTAATATAAAGTTTTCCATGCCTGCTAAGTTGCCTTGGTTGTCAAATGCTGGCGTAGTCATAAGAATCTTAAAGTTTGCTAATGGTGCAATAGTTATGTAGTCGTTATTGCTAGGTGTTAAATATGGATCACCGGGCGTAATTACCACGCTGTTTGCGAGTAATGTGGCTGGTGGAAAACTAAAGGTTGACCACACGCCTGCATTGGCTAAGTCTGTTGCAAGTGTGCTGCGTAGTGTGGTTATTGCAGCTGGCATTAGCCGACCAGTGAGTTAGGACTAGAATACGGTTGGATGAGACCACGCACT